TTTCTGTTGACAGGTACTGGCGGACCCCGTACAACTATGCCGCTAGGGCGTAGTCTACAGGAGCAAAATTATCGTTTGCGTTTACTTTAGTTACTTGCGTTAACGGAGCTCGTACCCGGATTCTCCACTTTTCTACCCTGCCAGTCGATTCCCAATTCAGCCCCATCAAAATTACTTACCTTGCAGATATTTTGGCACGTCTGCTTCTTTCTTAGCTATCCAATTATTATATGAAGTTATAATCCATTTAATCATTGTCTTCTCCTAATTAATTAAATCCTTGGGATCGTTGCCACATTTTGTGCGCTTCTACCCCATAGAAACCTTGGGCAAGACGCCGCATTAAAAATTCTTTGACCTCTATTGGTTCATATTTATCCTTTGCTTCTATTAGGTTGCTTACTATGGTTCCGGGGATTGGAGCTACAAAGTGTGGCATAGAATATCTATTTAAATGTAAATGGCTATTTATCACCCTATGCTTTGTGCTTTTAAAATAATCATTAGTCCAGCGTTGAAGTAAATCGCCAATATTAACAACAACACTATCTTGAACACAAGGAACTGAATGCCAAGCACCACCAAGATCTTGAACTTGTAACCCCGGAACGTCATTAACTTGCCAAAGAAGTGTGATAGTTCCGAAATCACTATGTTCTCCCATACGCATCTGTTTTTCTTCTAGATATTCTATGTCGAAATCAAAAATAGATGGGTAGTGAATAACTCTGGTACTGTTGTTTGATTTTATATGAGCATCGACAAGAGTATTACCAGTGCCAAGTATATCGTCAAACATTCCCAAAATACGTAATGTCAATTTATCAGCAATGTCTATACTTTGAAGAGCACTTGCTTTAAAGTTAGGAAGATCTTTAGGCCAAAGATGATTACCCATTCTAGCATTATTATAGTCAAATTTTTCTGTTGAATCTTTATTTACTCGAAAACCCATCGGCCCTAACTCGTCAGCTTCATATGGATATTTCATTTTTGTCTCTAGGTCTAAGTCAAAGAATAACTTCATTTCATCAAACCAGCAACTCATGTCACTCTGTTCGTTTGAACTCAAACAATTCGTAAAGACCGCAAAGCCCACTGTTGTGTAGGCTCTGCGTATCTGACCGAATGCGTCTCTTGCTTTAAAGTCTATTACTGGTATCATGCTAGTAACTCTGTGCCAAACGCCACATCAAATATTCTTTACTCTCTATCGGTTCATACTTAGCCTTTTCTTCTGTTAGGTTGCTTACTATCGTCCCCGGAGTCGGATCTACAAAGTGGGGCATAGAATATCTGTTTAGATGCATATGACTATTCACCACTCTATGCTTTGTGCTTTTAAAATAATCGTTGGTCCAACGTTGTAGTAAATCACCTATATTAACAACAACACCATTGTCAGCATAAGGCACAGGATGCCAAACACCTTTAAGATCTTGAACTTGTAATCCCGGAACATCGTTAATCTGCCAAAGAAGTGTGATAGTTCCATAGTCACTATGCTCTCCAATTCTTAATTGTCGCTCTTCAAATTCCTCTTCTAATTCAAAAACTGATGGATAATGAATGACTCTGGTAGTGTTGTATGGTTTCATATGAGCATCGACAAGAGTAGTGCCAGTGTCAAGTATATCGTCAAACATTTTTAAGATACGTAATGTTAGTTTATCAGCAATGTCAATGCTTCGTAAAGCACTTTGCTTAAACTTGGGTAACTCTGTGGGCCACAACTTTTCATTCATACGAGTGTTGTTGTAGTTAAAACTTTCTTTCATGTCCTTAGGTGCAGTCGGATCTACATTCTCATCCCCCACAACACTGTACCCCAAGTTAGTATCTCCTTCATAGGGGTATTTCATTTTAGTATTGAGATCTAAATCAAAGAACGATTTCATTTCATCGAACCAGCAATTCATATCGCCCTGTTCTTTTGAAGTTAAACTGTTCGTGAAGACCGCAAAGCCCACTGTTGTGTAGGCTTTGCGAACTTGATCTAAAACATCATACGGATGTTTATTTAAATCGATTACTGGTATCATGACGGTGGTGTAGCCGTAATGCCTTCGACATAGAAGTCCATTGTGTCAAGTTGCATACGTGTTGCGACTTCACCAACTTCTAAGAATACTGAACCATCTTGCTTATTGATTGGTCCCGTAAATCCATGTAACGTTCCAGCCGAAATAGCATCCTTTACTATCTGTGCTTCTAATGCTACATTTGCTGGCATATTAGTAAACGGTGCCATTTGAACAGCACCCGTATTCATGTGACCAAAGTAATCACCTGTCTTCCATGTGCCATCTAATACTTGACCAACTTTGTCAATATAGTATGGACCCCAATTATCAATAGTAGCGGTCAACTGTGCTTTAGGAGCAAACTTAAGTTGATCTGATGCCTGACCAAAACCAACCTTACCAGCCTCTTCAGCGGCAATCAGTGGTGCTGGTGAGTCTGTATGCTGTGCTACAACATCACAACCTTGTTCCATCATAGATTTAGCGGCATCACCTTCTTTGGCTGGATCATACCAAGTATAAACCCATACGATACTTAACTCTACATCAGGGTTCATCTTCTTTGCGCCCAAGTAATATGTGTTAATTTCACGCATAACTTCTGGGATTGGGAAGGAAGCAACGTAACAAATCTTATTTGTTTTTGTCATCAACCCAGCAATGATACCTTGAACGTGGCGTGATTGATATAACTTCAATCCATAGTTCGCCGCATTCTCAGACTGCTTGTATCCAGTAGCGTGTTCAAACTTTACGTTAGGAAACTTTTTAGCCACTGATAGAACTGAGTCCATGTAGCCAAAAGAGGTTGCAAAGATAATGTCTGCACCTTTAAGAGCCATAGCAGTCATTACACGTTCTGAGTCTGGACCTTCTGGTACGCTCTCAACAAAGACTGTTTCAACTCTGTCTCCATAAGCTTCTTCAACTTGCTGGCGTCCAATGTCGTGACGGTATGTCCAGCCATGATCTCCTGTGGGTCCAACGTATATAAAGCCAACTTTAACTTTATCCTTTGCTACTGATGAAGTAGTAAGACCTACCATCAGTAATAGTGCAGTTAGCACTGTTGTAAATAGTTTCAATTTATATTCCTTTTCGAGGGTGTTAAGGCAGGGTCGACTCTGCCGTTTGAGGTTTCTTTTTTGGCGTAGGCTTCCTTGAAGCCTTCTTCATGGACATAGTTTTCAATATTGCCCCATGCTCTTCTTAAATAACTATCGTGTGATGATAGTATTTGTTCTTCTGTAGTATCTAGGTGACCTTTGGTTATCCAATATAACCAGTGTGCTCTACGGTGTTTTTCCGCATCCCATTCTACACTCATTTTGTTTTTCTTCTTATTTTTTTTAAAGTATTCTGAATACTATATATCACAGATTTTTGAGAGGTTATAATTATTACCATACCATCATCTCCATAAAGAATATATTTTCTATTCTCTTTTAAGAGTTTCACTTCCTAACTTCTTTTCTCGAAGTTCTTTTACCATAACCTAATCTCTTCATTACTTTCTGTCTTTCATAATAAGACATTTTAGACCATTTAGAAATTTCTTTTCCTGTTCTTCCACACCCTATACAAACCTCAGAAAAAGGATCTATCCTACATATCTGTACGCATGGTGTTATATACATTAGAAGGGTGGTTGTTCATTATCTAGGGCTGGTTTCCACGAACTAGAAATACCAGTGCGTAATGCTCGTGCGTGTTCAGTTTCTTCTTTAGGCCAAACAATATCTGGATTGGCTGGTCTATGCTCACTTGACATGACACCATTCTTTAACATCCAACACTCTAGTTCAATCGGTATCTCACTTTGATTTATCATCATCCCAAACTCCGTCCCATGTATAAAATAAGTGGTTTCCAATAACCTTTGATAAGGTCATTTCTTTTGCCCAATAAGGATTTTTAATCCAGTTGGCATGGTAGAATACAGCGCCATTTGTAGGATCTACTACATTACCAATCAGAACATCTCTTGCTATGACTTGCGCTCTCTTCCAAGCTTTTGTTTCTTTGGGGGATTGATTTTTTATAAGGTGCGTCCAACTAAACTGATAAGGTTGATATACTACATCACATATAGTAGAAGGCCACTGAGTATGTTTTACTCGATTTATTGTGGTAAAGGCTACTGCAATTTGACCTTCCGCTCTCTCGCCACGACTCTCATGATAAATATTCATGGATAGACATTCATGGTCTTTTGAAACTAACTCAGGTGGAGCCATCATAGATGCCCCTACCAATACCATACCTACTATACCCATTGTTATGCCACCACTCGCTATATTTACTACATTTTTTTTGAAGAAATTGTACACGAATCATTCCTAATTACTCTATACAAATATACCCCACATTTATCATGATGTCAATAGCCTTTTTTTATAAATACTTGTAAATATATAGGGTTATTGAGATGTCTGATGATGATAATAAAAATTCATTTGGAGTAGAAATGTCAACTAAAGAATCTAAAGATAAGGGGGGAAGCCTCACGCTTCAACCAGAAAGTGTTTTCGCTCATTTAGATGCAGATGGTGATGGGATTATCACTGATGAAGAAATGGCACGTGCCAAAGAAATAGCAGAGTTTGAACACACTAAGAAACGTCATGAAAATGAAGATGCTAAAGAGGATCAGATCAGAGCCATGGCATGGTTTGCGCTCTGGGGAATGCTTCTATACCCCGGACTAATAATGATCACATCTCTTTTAAAGATGGAAGGTGCCGCAAAAATAATAGGAGACATTGCTCCTACGTACTTTGTCGCTATTGCTGGTTTGGTGGCGGCGTTCTTTGGAGCACAAGCTTACTCTAAAGGTAAAAATGATACTCCAAAAAAATAACTAGGTTCCTAAGATCCTACGAATAGCAATAGGATCATCTGAATATAGATTGCCGCCATTGTTGATATGCTCAACGATTTGTTCAAAGTAAAACTGTGCGTCACTATCTTCATCAACAACACTTGCGGCTGTGCGGAAGAAGTTGCGTAGTTTCATATCTGTGTTGCCATCGGGCATAGCCGCTGGTTTCCACTTACCTGATCTTTGATTGCTCATTGCATCAACCTCAACCATTCATTTATTTCTTTTGCTCTCTTTATCCGCAAGTTATATAATGCTTCAGCCATTCCTACACTCCTACTTCTCATTTACTGCAACCTAACTCTAACAACAGTATTAGTACTATTGTCTGTCAAAGTATCAACTGTTCTATTAACATTCCTAGCCAAAGACCAGCACTCCCACCAAGACTCTGCTTCAGCCCAAGTATCAACAGTCATACCATTAGTGTGCAGTTCTGTTGTACTTTCCCAAGTATACTCACTTTGTGTTGAACTTAATGTCCATGACATACGAATCACTCCTTGTTATTCTTATAGATTAGCACAAGTTTATCTTCATGTCAAGTGCCTTTTTTTATAAATAATAGTAATAAAAGGAATAATAAATGATAGATCCATTTACAGCTATCGGTTTAGCCACTTCAGCATTTAAGGGAATAAAGTCTGCTATAGATGCTGGGAAAGATTTGCAAGATATGACTTCTCAACTTGGGCAGTGGGGAAAGGCTATAAGTGATTTAGATTTTGCTGGGCAAAAAGCAGAGAAGCCGCCTTGGTGGAAAAAGATGGGTGGTGGTGTGGAAGCCAATGCATTAGAAGTTTTCATGCATAAGAAAAAGGCAGACGATATGCGTGAGGAACTCCGGGAATATATATCGCTATATTACGGACCATCGGCTTGGCGTGAAATCGTGCATACTGAAAAAGAGATGAGGAAGCACCAAAAAGCCACAGTACAAGCCGCTATAGAAAGAAGAGAAGCAATGATTAACGCTATAATCATTGGGGCTATAGTTCTGATTGCGATAGGTATGGCATCAGGCGGTATCTGGTATGTCGGATCAATTAACGGGAAGTGGTAGGACGTTTCGGAGTCATTACTTTTGTCCTATCAGTTCTCTTGTCTATCACATAAGAACCTTCTGGTAACTGCCATGCTTTCATTAAAGCAAGATACATCTCTGAAGTTAACGTGACAATCTCCCAATAGTTTATACTTTGGTTCCATTGTCTTATGTGACAGTAATCATCATAGAGTAAGATATTCACGTCTTCAAGTTCACCCGTGTTATCTAACAAGGTGATACAAGTCTCATCATCATCAAACTCTATGGTAAACATATTATAGTCTCAAATCAATGAAGGCTTTCAAGTCTGGTGGTCTCCAACCATCAGGCTTAAGAACTTTACCATCTTCACGCTTACGAACCTTTCCAGTATCAGGATCTATCTTAGCAAAGTTAGTATCCATGACTTCTTTCCAAGCACCTTGACCGTCCATGTTACCAGCACGAATAGCACCAATAGTAACAACAAGAATATCGACAAGAGCATCTAGTTGTTCTATAGGATCTTCTGCTATTATTGCTTCTACAAGTTCACCATACTCTTCATCAATAAGACCAAGATACATATCATAGTTTGCAATGCTAGGTGTTTGATCACAAGCAGTTTGGAATACATCTATATCTTTAAACACATTACTCATCGGTGCGTCTCTTTCCATCGTTCTTTCATTCTATTCAAATACCAGATAGCCTTATCAATATCTTCAAGACCATTCTTTCTCTCGCATCGCCACATATATTTTAATACATTAGCGGCATGAGGAGCAATGGCTCCGTTCATAGTCTTTGTCATAGCTTCCATCGCATCAATACACTCAATGTCACCTGTGGCATAATGAATAGGTGAGTTTACCATGTCTGTCATAATAAGGTTCTTTCATACATTATATTATCATCTAGTTTCTTTATTCCCATAGTCCAGTTCTCTGCGGCATCTTCAACATATCTTAGTGCTTTGTTTCTAAATTCTTCAAGGTGGAAGTACGCAGATGATTCGGCCCTATAGTACTTAATATACAACAATTCTTCTTTCATGTCAATATGTACTTCGCAATAATCTCCATCTGTAGTATCTCCACAGTAGTATGTTGAAAGTTTTTTGCCCATTTAAATCTCCGATTCTATGTCTTCTATGAGTTGATCTTTCATAGCCAAAACTTGCTCTTTCATATGTGGTTTATCCCACCATCTAAACAGAGCGCAAACAGTTATACGGGGTACGTTAGTGTATGCAGAGTGCCAACATTGGTCTTCCTCTTCCACACCAAAGTGATAGCATCTGGCTTGCCAACCAGCAACATCAGGTATCTTAACTATCTCTTCTTTTTTCTTATCATAATATTGAAAATATCCATCACCTTTTTCAGACCAAGAAAAGATAAACTGGTAGCCTGAGTTATTCTGATTAGTATGCCAGCCAACACCACCACCTTTAGGATAATATAGAAAAACTGCATCTGAGTTTGCACCCAAGTTTGTTATAAAATCTGTTCTGACAAACTTATCAATTTCTTTAAAGTTGCCTTGGTCGCTCATAGTATACGAAAAAAATTCCGTAGGATACCCTAGATGTTCGGAGTCACTCATATGCTTTTTAAGATATTCCTCACTCATAAACCTTTCGTCAAAATCTTTATGGCTTGGCTTCAGATACCGATCCATTAATAGATGTAGATTAGGCAGTATTGCTTTTCTAACTTTCTCTAAGTCAGCCAAGATATCTTTATTTCTTAGTATCAGTTCTGTCATTACTAAACTCCAAGATTTGTGGGTATATTTTAGATAAGGCTTTGGCAATCTCAACAGCAATATCTTGATGCTCTTGCTGTGTGCCATTAGCAGATCTTAGTTCGATATAATGTATCCAACTACGAATAGTTCCATTCACATACATCTTAGAGACGGTATTACCTTCTGGTAAGATTACCCTTGCTTGCTCCTTGGCAATACCTCTGTCTCTTGCTTCTTTATATATCCTACCAACGTGTTCAATAATAAACTTCTGTTGAGCATCCCACCAAGCATCTAGTGCTACATCATCATTTGGAATACTATTCTGTCTATTGGTTTCGTCTTGTAGACGTGCCTCACGAACAACAAACGCACTATCCATATCACTAGGATCTGCGTAACGTTGTGAGAACTCTTGAAATGAGAATGAACGATGCCTTAGAAACTGTCTGGCAATGTCACGTGTTGTTTCAACTTCAAGACAAGCAGAGGCCATTTCGAATGGAGACCAATGCTTGTGCTTCATCAGATAACCTAATAGTTTCTGTGTGGTTTTTGTGTTTGCTTGGTTACTAGGGTTAGATACCCTAGCACAGTATGCTATAAGATCTTGGATATTCTCCAAGCCTCTTACACCTGATTCTCCAGCATGAACATGACGCACTGGCTGAGAGTGAGATAGTAACTTAACTTTCATTACCCTTGGCCTCTATACTTTTTATAGTTGCGTCTCTTGTCTTTGTTCATAGAAGAGGTTTTAACATTACGTTTGCCAACACACGTCTTCTTCTTATTTGTTATGCCTTTAACTGCCATCATTTACTCCATTTTAAAATCTTTAAATCGTTCTGCCGTATTTGTTTTATCAAAGGTTGCTGTATCATCCATCAGTCCACCTGTGGCATCTTCTATATCAAACAGTTTCATTCTAGATCTATCGACACCAACCACAAACCTCTTGTTAGCACTAGGATCGTTATATCTATTCTTAAGTTGTTTGATCATAATCTGTCCAAGTGCTTCTAGTTCTTCACTTGAAATCAAAGCAAACATCAAGTCGGCTGTAGCGGGTAATCCAAAAGACTCACTCGTATCTTCAAGCCCAACATCTGAGTTACCATAACCACTACGAGTCGTTTGCGTTGCAGTGACAATCGGAACTTCGAACTCGACTGCGAGTCCACGTAGTTCTTCCGCAATAGATTTGATATAAGTGTACGAATTGATTGATCCCCCCATGCCTTTCATTCGACTAGATGCACATATGTTGAGATAGTCTATAAAGATCATCTCAGGTATAAAGTCTTTCTTTAGTTTAAGCTCATTCAGTAATGCTCTAAAGTGTCCCGTATGTGCTGAACCAGTTGGGTATTCCTTAACAATAAGTTTACCATTATTCTTACCCGCAATGTTATGGACCTTATCAATTAACATTTCTTTAGATAATGTCTCTAGTTGATCTAGTGGCACATCTAAAAGGTTTGCGTCTATACGTTCAGCAATACGTTCCTCTGCCATTTCCATTGTAATATATAGCACATTCCTACCTTGGGTCATAGCATTAGCCGCAACATGACACATGAATAATGATTTACCTACACCAGTGCCAGCAAGTGCCACGTTCAGTGTTTTGTTAGGTAGGCCACCTTTAGTAATCCTGTTCATATAATCTAGATCAAATGGTATGCGCTCTTCTTGAGCATGATAGAAGTCGTAACGTTCTGACACATTTTCAACATAGTCGTGACCAATATTCGCATCAAAAGAAACTGCCAAGGCTTTGGTCAATAGATCAGGGAGAGCGTTCTTAGTAAGATCTCTGTGCTTACCATCAATAATGGAGATAGACTCCATAATAGCATTATGTATTGCTCTATCTTGACACCACTTCTCAGTAGTGTCCTCTAACCACTTGTCATTTGCCTTGACAGTTTCTTTATCGAATATGTTTGGAAGTATCTCAAGTACGGCTGTATATTGATCGTCTGTGAACTTTTCACTCAGATCTATCTCAATCTTAAAAGCCTCTTGAGTTGGTAGCTTATTATACTTGGCTACATACTTCGCAATCTGATTAAATATTTGATTGTAGACTCCTTGAAAGTATTCTGGTTTCACAAAGGGAAGAACCTTACGCATATAAGGTTCATCGATTAATAGGTGTCGTAATATGACTTGTTCTACATTGCTCATTTTATTATTATACCATAATCATTTAGGAGACACAACCCCTTCAGCGTCTTTTTCTACTCGTTCAGCTTGTTGTTCTAGGATATCATACAAGATATCTCCAGTAGTATGATGCCAATCAAGATCATCATGTGCAATCCAATCATCACCAAGCCCCCCTGATATTACTGTAGATGTAAACTTTATAGTCTCGCCATCTTCTGCAACCCTTAGTTCACCAAAGTTAAAAACAGTTTCCACATATTTTCCTGTTTTGATTCTAATATTCCAGTGATCATTATCACCGGGGGTTAGTTCATAATCGTCATTTTGTTTCATTGAAATAATCCGTATATAAATTTATATTAAAAGTAACTCTAGGTCCAAGTCCAGTAGTTGGAAACTTATGCCACGTATTCTCACCTCTTGAGAATATTAAGGCTCTGTTAGGTTTCCATTCAACTGGACTAAGACTATGTTTGGTATTGCCTATAAAAGTTCCTACATGATTATCAGGACAACCATAAACTACAATAGAAAGTATTTTGTCTTTACGATCAACATGAACAAACTCTGAAGAAGGCTCATCATCATGCACTGCTTGTATATCTAACTGAAACCTATCATAGTATTCAGTCTTTTCACTATTAAGTATATGGAGATACTCTAGTGCTACTGATCCATAAGTATTGGACCAGTAGTCATCTAGTGAGCGTATAGTTTTGATCACTTTTTCTTTAGGCAATATATCTTCATAGATTGATTTAGATACAGTTACCAGATTTTCAAAGTCTCTATCTGAAAAAAAGTTATCTACTATAAAGTGGGGCCAAGGGTCAGTCTTCAACTGCTTCGACTATAGCATCCATGTCAACCACAGACCTATGTCCTATCTGATACTGCTTCTTTAAGAATTCTTTAAAATCTGTGCCAGAAAAGATTGGATTCCAGAAGGATTCATCAAGAGTGGCATCGTGCCGTACTTTAGATCCAACTTCTCCAGTGTCTTGATCGACCACAGCATACCAGCCATTGGAAGGCTTAGTAACATAACCGCCAGCAAGAGCGCAATCGAGAAGGCCAGAGTAATGCTTGACACCACCATCCCAAGATACAGTAATAGGTATTTTCGACTTCTCTTTAACAAATCTACTTTTTTCAACATTAATAACAAAATGATATCCTTGTATTTCGGTCCCCTTTTTATCTTGTTGCCTTCCGACAATCCAAACAGTATCGGCTGAATAGGTTATACCAGTGCCACCGCCGACTATATCTTTAGGGAATAATCCGATTTCTTTGTAAGTATGATTAACTGCAATCATAGGTATATTCTTCATGCTTAAGTATGGTGTTACCATACGGAACAGACTCTTAAATGCTTTGGCACGAGACATATCTGCCACAGACTTTTCGTCCTTCGCATCTTCTAGTTCTTTCTTGGATGCTAGATTACCTATAGAGTCGATGATAATCATAACGTTATCTTTTTCATCCATAGCCTCTAACTGAGAAATAAGATCAAACTTTAACTCTTCTACATTAGTAATAGGAGTATGTAGTACTCGACTTGTATCAACTTCAAACTGATCAAAGTATGCCTGAGGTGACCCAAACTCTGAATCGTAAAAGATAACTACAGCATCAGGTTTTGCCTTTAGCCATGCTGAAGCCATCATTAAAGCAAAAGATGTTTTGAAATGCTTTGATGGCCCAGCAAGAACTGTTAGTCCTTCTTGGAAACCACCATCCACATCACCAGATAGTGCCACATTCATCATAGGCACATCTGTAGGAGTCATCTCCTTATCATTAAAATACTTGGAATCAATCAGGACTTCCGTTGTCTTTATCTTGCTGTTTTGTTTCAGTTTGTCCATTATCGAAGTTGACATTTTGTTCTCTTTCTCTATCGTTTAAATCGTATTCACTTCTAATTTCATTATTAAGTAATTCCACAGTCTTCCATATCTCTGAAGACTGATCTGTCTTGGTATCCACAAAGTTTATAAATGCGGATAAGTCTTTTGGAAAGCAAGCCCCACCAAATCCATCTTTACCATCAGGTCCGGGGATCTTCATATGACTATGCCCCATACGAGGTTCAACCATTAGAGCACGTGACAACTGGTTATAACTACCACCAAAGTCATCCATAACTTTCTTAAGTTGGTTCATAAAGGTTACCTTCATAGAAAGGTAGTTATTTACCGTATACTTAAAGAAGGATGCTTCAACAGGAGACATAGTTAGAACCTGTGCAGGGTTCGCCAAAGAAAAAAAGTTATACAATCCTTCTAGATGTTGAGCGGCTTCTTGTTGATGTACACCAAAAACCCTAAAACGTGCTTCTATCATATCCTGTTTGGAATTACTTTCTTGTAGAAACTCAGGTTCGTATACAATACGACCATCTATACGAGAGAGACGATCAATAGCATCAGGTGGAACAGTTGACTTGATAACAATAAAAGATTCCGTCAGGTTAACCAACCGCATAACTGCATCATCAATGTCTTTAGTATCCACACCGCCATCATCTTTTGCTGGAGTTGGGAGACAGATGAATACACACTGAGGTTCCCAATCACAAAGGTCTTGTAGTGTATTGTCATTTTCTTTAGGATCAATTATAAACTTGTCCACACCTTGAGCAGAAAAACAATAGTCCACTGCCTTACCAACAAAACCATGACCAATGATCCCTAGCTTAAAGTTCTTTTCCCTACGTTTAACTACGGGGTTTAGTGCCGCTTCTTCAATCATTTGAAGTGTCCTTTTCTGCTTCTATATCATACACTCTTTCTCGCAAGTCGCTAGACGAGAATCTATGATCTCTCTTATTGTAACGAATCTCTATACCTCTTTTGGCACAGATCTTTCTTCCTGTGAATGTAGTATGCTTATACTCTTCACCTATTATTCTAACATGAATCTCAAATAATTGCAAGATGTCTTCTACATCTTTTTCGTTTTCATAGGGAATTATTTCATCTACATAACTTACACCTTGTAGTTGTGTCCATCTCTCAACCAGAGATTGCACAGGTGCTTTCTTGTCTTTACGATCTATAGATGGATTTACTTGTAGACCACATATAAGGTGATCACATTTAGTCTTTGCTTCTCTCAGCATAGCAATATGCCCTGCGTGTAGTAGATCAAAAGTGCTAAAGGTTATCCCTACAACCCTTTCAGTGCTTTCCATGTATCTTTCCAATCTCTGACATGGAGCGTAGCCCCATATTCGTATTCTTCTAATGCTTGAGCCAGTAAGAAATCATTCCCACCAACACCTACTTTATCGCCAAAGAAATATATTCTGTCTTTATCATCAAAGTCTTTTAAGATCTGTGACTTGTCATTTCCTTTAGCGGATATATCCATTCCAGTTTCACCAGCAACACTGGCAAGTAAATCTGGAAACATAGTATTAAAAGCCTTTGCTATCTTAACTCGTTCTGAATATATCTTATCATATTCGTAATATGCTTTACGATCAATGCTATCAGCATTACGCCCTACAACACTGAAGTTTATCATACCACATCTTTCTTCAATATGCAACCCCGTTAATGTAGGCCAATCAGATTCATATAGGCATTGATCAAGAAAGTCTCTTGCCATGTCAGGTAAGACCCATGAACTACTTCTTATATTACGATCACCTTCATACACATCACAACCAGAACAGTTATAGACACGTTCACATACGTGATATATTGGTTCGCCTATCTGTTCTACAGTCTTAGGTCTATCGCTTCCCGTAACTAGATACACATCGTGATCAGCCCATTCACAGAATTTGTGAAACCACGTACCAAATTTCTTGTCTATTTTACCTCTACTAGGAGTTAAGGTTCCATCTACATCAAAGATAAACTTATCAGCCATCTCCGTATACTCTGTTGTGAGTATTGTTCACTCTAACGAATGTAGTACACTTAGGTAAGTCTTTTATCTTAGCGGCTCCAACATATGTAGAAGCTGATCTTATTCCACCAAGAATGGCTTGTATAGTAGTTCCGACTTGTCCTTTATATGGTAAACTAACCTCTTTACCTTCTGAGGCTCTATAGTCTTTCAGTCCACCAAAGTGTTTGTCGTTGGCAGTCTCTGAACTCATACCATAGAAACTGATCTTGTTGTCCACTACTTCTCCACCACCTTCATCATGTCCAGCCAACATACCGCCAAGCATCACAAAGTCTGAACCAGCACCAAAAGCTTTGGCTATGTCACCAGACGTAGTACAACCTCCATCAGCAATAATATGGCCTGAGAGACCGTGAGAAGCATCAGCACATTCAATAACCGCTGAGAGTTGAGGATAACCAACACCTGTTTGTATACGAGTCGTACATACACTGCCCGGCCCAATACCGCATTTAACAATATCCGCACCATTTAAGATTAACTCCTGTGTCATATCTCCTGTCACAACATTACCCGCTATGATAACTAGATCAGGATAGTTAGAACGTAAATCGTATATAAAGTTACTGAACATCTCTGTGTAACCATTTGCTACATCTACGCATAGGTATTTAAGTATACCATCAGTAAGTTTGTATACCTTTTTAAACTTTTCTAAATCACTATCTGATGTGCCAATAGACATGGCAACATTCTGTTGACGATGTATAGTATTCTCTATATCAGATTGGTTAAAGAACTTTGCTAGGTCTTCTGCGCTATATGTCTTTACCAGACAAGTGAAGATATCTAATTTAGAAAGTGCATCTGCCATTTCAAACGTGCCGACACCATCCATATTAGCCGCCATGATAGGAACACCTTGATATATGCGTTCACTATTTCTAAACTTCATGGGTCTTAATAGATCAACCTCTTTACGAGATTTTAAAGTAGACCTCTTTGGTCTAATAAGAACATCGGAGTAGTCTAGTTTTATATCGTCACTAATCAGCATTGGTTCCTACCGTCTCTCTTATAATATCATTATGATTAAACTCTGCCCAATATAACTCAAACGCTACACCATCTTCAAGGCATTCAAACTGATGATACACCCCCGGCTTGACCTTAGTATACATCCCAAGTTCAAGTATAGTTTCATCAACCAAGTCATAATCATTTTGCCATACACGAATAAGCATACGTCCAGATTCCACATAGAAGCCATTCCACTTAAACTCATGTAGATGTTTTGAACAAATGCCACCTTTATTCATTTCAATACGATGGAACTCTAATGCTCCATTGGCCTCTACAAGTTCTGTAGATCCCCATACTTTACCAGCAATCATGTCACTTTCCTACTCATAAGTTTCACCAGTGTTGCGAAAGAAGTCTTCACTCCAAAAGGCTTTATCATCAATCCAAATATCGTAGTGTTCTTTCTTACCCACACTCAGTTCGTGGAATCTCGCACCCCATTGAATAAGTTGATTGTTGGTTAGCCTATAGTAATCAATACCACTTACGACCCCACGTGCAGTCATATATTTAATAGTATGACCAGCATCATACAATGCGTTGACTTTTGCGATACGATCCATCATAGGTTCATGTGCCGCATAATCTTTAGTGCCATCTGAGTTCTTAACTTCATTACAAATGGTGCCATCAATATCAATTACATATTTCATACTATCTCTCCGCTAACGGAACTGATTCTGAAGTGTCATGGTAATCACCATTTTTATAGTAACTTCGGAATGCGATTTCTTTTACTATGCGACCATCTTTCTTTCTATAAGTGATGATCTCTCTACGCAGAACTCCATCTGTGTCTGCTTCAAATGCGGCCTTAAATGGTCCTTCTGTCATAATATTTCCTCTACCTTATATTCCAGCACTCAGCATCTTCTGGTGTGTTGATTTCAATACCATCGAACTCCACCTTTCTAATACAGATCTCCTCGCCCATTGCTATCCATCTAAGTTGTTCCAAGCCTTCGTGCTCTTCATACTTATCTTGAACAGTCCCATACTTCTCAAGCATATTTCTAGAGTATCCATAGATACCTAAGTGATGAGACCCCATGGTTATACCTCTACCAAACCAATGTGCTTCTGTATCGTTATGAACCATCTTAACACAATTTGGTTCTGATTGCAAGTGCTTTTCCATTTTAGCATAGAGTGTAGATACACCCCCACTATAATAGACACCTCTACTCATGTCATTTATTTCGTTTATCATTTTTCCAGTAACATCAGGCATATCGCCTTGCACGTTAATAAAGGTATCAAACTTCTTTAAGAAGTCTGTTTGAATTGCCCCAGCACATCTCTCTGTGCCATTGTTAAACTCTCTTTTATCTATAATAACTGTACACTTATCGTTGACTGCATTAGCAACCCTAACATCATCTGTAAGAACAAATGTAGGTATTTTAGAAGCCGCACATATATCATGCACTCTTCTGATCATAGGTAACCCATCTAAATCACATAATGGTTTACCTTCAAATCTTTTAGATCCCCATCTAGCGGGTATAAGAATAGCTGATAATGTCATCTACGACTCCTTCAAAATCTTCTAGTTTTAACATATTCGGTCCATCTGATGGTGCGTTGTCAGGGTCTGGATGCACTTCTAAAAAAAAGCTTTGAACCCCAAGAGCAGAGCCAGCCCTGCAAAGAGAAGGAACATAAGAACGGTTCCCCCCAGATGAGGTTCCTTCTGAGCTTGGGAGTTGGACTGAGTGCGTAACATCGTATACAAATCTATCACCAAGCGCACTGAGATTATCAAGCATCCCAGTGAAATCATTAACCAAACGTCCATACCCAAAACTTGTACCCCTCTCAGTTATCCAAACTTCTTTGGCTCCCTCTGTCTTACTAAGAATACCTTGAATATCCCAAGGAGCCATGAACTGACCTTTCTTAATATTGACAATCATATCAGTCTCACACGCTCTTTGAATAAGATCTGTCTGTCTACTTAGAAATGCTGGTATCTGTAAGATATCAACACACTTCTCATCACTGATTTGATCTATGTCTAGTTTGTCATGAACATCAGTGAGTATCTTAAGATCATGCATTTCTTTTTTCATAGTAAAGAAATCTATAAGAGTATCACAAATACCCCATCCACGCTCTCCAGAAATATGAGTTCTGTTAGCCTTATCATAACTAGCCTTGAATACATAGTCTACGCTATACTTGTAGCACACATCAGCACAGTGTCTTGCTATCTCTAAAGATTGTTCAAGAGATTCGTGTTGGCATGGGCCAGCAATAATCCTTACCATTGTCTATATCTTCCATCTAACTCGTGAGTACGAGAGTTTGAAACGGCCCACCAAAAGCAGTTAAACTTACTATACTTTGAATAGTATGCTAAGTGCGATTGGTCTCTGCCGTATAATCTAACACCTTCTTTTCTTAACTGAAGGTAATGTCCTTTAAATAGTGTAACACGTTTTTTCAGTTTAGTCAAGCTACTTCTTCTTATCAACTATCTTATATCTTTCTGCCGTAATCTCAGGCATCGTGAATAAAGCACGTGTATAAAAAGGTTGAACGTTACTAGGTTTACGTGCAAACACTACCCACCTATAACCCATACCTTGAGTAAAAGTAGGAAATTTTTCTTTAATGAAATCTATCATACTAGTTCCAGTAGTGAACACATCATCACATATTAATGGGAAGTCGGTATCATCACCAGAAGCATATTCGTTCAGTGCCTCTGCTAGTTTAACTCCACCACGTGGTATGCCGACTGCCTTACTAAATGGATGATCCTGATAATCCATAATCATCTTTGCTAGGCACCGCCACTCTTCGTCTGTAATAGCATCACACTCTAGTTTCCATTTGAGTGGTAGCCCTGCGTGGCTAGTAAAATCTCCCATTTGAAATAAACTAGCATCTGGATCATACGGCATTATTGTTTTCCCTATATTCTATCATCAATAGCACGTCTACCAATGTTCTCTCTGCCAATATCTATAAGCTTCATTCCATACTCTGGATCTTTAGCATACAAGACATTATCAACTTCTTTTAAATAGTTCTTCTTAAATGGTCTATAGTCCACATGGTGGTGCCATCTATTAAACTTCCAAACAACCTCAGTAACATCAGGGTGCATTTCTTTTAGCATCTCTGACTTAGGTAGTGTGCCTTCTTCAGCATAAAACTCTTTATCATTACCACCAATAGTTCGTTGGGTTGTTCCCTTGTCTGCTAGGAATGCATTGAACTGTATTGTACACCAACCATCTTTCAATGCTCTTAAAGATAAATCGGTATCTTCATTATATCGTCCACGCCATCTGTAAGGAATATCATTACGGATTAGGAGACATGAGTATATTCTTGTATTGAAGATAAGTGGTGGAACCTTATCGGTTGCCTTACAGAACTTACTATAGTTAGGACCAGCGATTGCTACGTTGGAGTATCTGTCACAGAAGTCTTCCATGGCTCTGAACCATGCCATAGTTCTTACAGCGGCCTTTACATTATTGTTTAGTCTGTGAAAGTCGTAGATGTTATCATCCATAACCCAATGACACTTGGCACCATACGTTGTAGTAGAATGCTCCCACGCAAAGTTTCTAGCCGCTCCCGGACCCTTACTCTTACTCTGACCCAGATCATCACACGTATCGTAATAGTCTAAGTAACTTCCATCAAGGGTTAGGAGTTTGTCTCTGTCATGGTATTCAGCATACTTATCTAGTTGATCTTCCTCAACCACAATATGATAGTCCACCGAAAGTCTGTCAAGAAGTTCAGCGGTCTTACATTGATCCCAACGATTCTTTGAGACCACATATATGGGATACTTATTTTTCATAAAAACGCATTCAGATTACCTTGTCGCTCTAACTTCTTTCTAAGTATTCTAATGCTACCATATCCAAGATCATGTAAACATTTCTCTATAGAATATTTACGAATATGTTTGCAACTGTTAGTTGCTAATGAAGCATACTTATTCCATTCCATATCTTTTAATTTATTAATAATATCTTTTTTACTCTTTTTTAAGATAACACCATAACCAGAACCATATTTTACATCTGTAAAATCATATACTGTTGGAAGAGTTTCGCCAAAATATGATGATGAAACATAAAAATCATATGTCCCTATTTTTTCTAATCCGCATAACCTATTTGGTGACGAACAGACAGTATATATATCGGCATACTCTGATATATCATAATCTGGGAATATCCCTTCCCCTTCTCCCTTTTTCCATACTTGAAATAGCGTGTTGACTTTAATTTCTTTATTATTGTCTGGGGAAAAGAATGATTCGCCATAAAGGACTTCTGAATGAATCAAATGACCATTTGTGACTCGTTTCATGTTACTACCTTTACCATTACTATGAAACGACATGGGTAGAATAAATGCTACATAGTCTGCAAATAATAGAGAACGATTAATAAATGCGAGAGCCGTTGCGCCCCTAACACCAAAAGGTGGATTACCTATAACAACATAATTATTATTTTCTTTGGGATACCATGTTAAGTAATCTGCTTGTATATATTCTGGTCTTTTACGATCATACAATTCTATACCTATACGAGAACTATTTGGTAATAGGTTATAGAACGATCCTTCGCCAGCAGATGGTTCGATATAGGTAAAAGTATTATCTGGTATTACCAAATTTGCAATATCAATGCATCTTTTAGCCGTTTTCGATGAAGTGAAATAACTATCAGCGGGTAAACTTTTATTTATTGCATAATGTGGTAACTCAGTTTTTTGTTTGTTATTTACCAATCCATCCCATGCACTAGACAATTTTTGATACCTCTCTTTTAAAGTTTTCTGGTGTTAAAGGAAGTAAAGGATATTTAGCACCAGAAGCTTTTCTTGCAGATAGTTTAAAGCTATCAGAACCATCTTTGGTCATAGAAACGGTTAAATTTTCTGTCTCTTTTTTACTCCAAATACCAAACCATAAATCATTTGGAGAAACACCAAGACCAAATACATAATCATATACTACATCTTTTTTTATTCCATTGAACTGAAACCCACCACTAGTATCTTCAGTAGCAAGTTTGTTCTCAAATTTAATACCAGAATTAGTGATGATATCAAATTCTCCTTTACCACCGTTGATGATTTTAGCACTCATACCAATGAGTTCTTTTATCAATGTAGCAGTAACCTCTTCTCCAAAATCACCTTTAGGTGTCATTGCCGCCGCTTTAACTACCTCATATTTAGATCCATACCATTTGTCTTCAACTCTTCCAGCAAGTTTTTCCAACAGTGGAGTAATAATTTTTTCGATACTATTCATAATACGATTCGCTTTCTGTCTTGTTATTCTTATAAGATATCATAAGTTTAACTTGATGTCAACCCCCAACGATTCTTTGAGACCACATATATGGGATATTTATTTTTCATAAAACGCCGACAAATCACCTGTCCCTTTTTCTTTCTCTAACTTCTTTCTAAGCTTATATGCCTTTTGATATGCTTTCTTTCGTGCTTTATACTCTGGTGTTTCTCTACGTTTCTTATCATAAACCCTCATATATGCTTTCTGTCGTGCTTTATATTCTGGTGTTTCTCTACGTGCATCATTATATGCTTTCTGTTGTGCTTTATACTTTGGTGTTTGCTTATATACCTTCTGTTGTGCTTTTTGCTCTGGTGTTTTTCTATATGCCTTTCTCCATGCCACTGGATCATTAGCCCATACACCACCCTTCCACCTTGGATTATTCTCACCAGATATATCTATTCCATCCATCTCTCCTTTTGCAAGGATTACTGCGGCTAGCCGATCTCTCTTATCCCCTAGTGGTATCATGTCTATTACCCATTGTGGTGGATTACATACTTTTAGCAATGGTTCTAGGTCACTATTTCCATATCCATTATGTATGTAAGCATGATCTAGTATTGATACTTCTACCATGTTTTCTTTGAAATAAAACTCTTTCCAACCAATCTTATAACTGGTTGTCAGTCCTAGTTCTTTACACTTGTATATGGGAACTATGTGATGTTTTTGTAGGGAACTCATTTCGGATTATTTACCCAATAGATTGTATTCGGTGGTAGGAACCCATGTATAAACCAAGCGTTACCAAACATAGGAGAACCACCACCAGTAAAGTCCACACGATTATTATAAACCAGTGCAGACATACCATGCTCCATAAACATTTGTCCACGTCTTTTACCTTGGAATGACGCAACAGGTAAGAACAATGCGAATGGCTTACCTAGATCATAGCAGTGCTTGATGAACTTGTCTTTCAAACTGTATGGTGGATTTGTTATGATGCCATCGTATACATCGGTTACCGTACAATCAAAGAAGTCTTTCTCATCCGATCCAACTATATTATAACCGTATTTGTTGAAACCGTCAAGTATGTTAGAACTCTTTCCACTGGTTGCTTCGTAGTAAGTCTTATCCTTGTCCAAGTATTCCAACAAAGGGTGGACCTGATCAGACGGGGTATAACACTCATCACTCTCAGCGGTATTGCTAAGTTGTTTAAGTATGTTAAGACTTGTCATTTTCTACCCAACGTAAGCCACCGTTCTTACCACGATCTAGTTGTGGGTGCCAGATACTTTTTGTTTTAACATTAACCTTCTGACCAATCATTTCAGAAAACTCTTTCAAGTCCTGTTCATTATCAAAACGAACAATGACCTTCGCATATGGCTCTACCTTTTCAGATACGAACTCAGGCATATTGACCCATTCCTTTTCTGGAAAGTTTCCTACCTTATCATTGTCTGAGTCCAAGAACTCAAGTAAAGTGCTCATGATATAACTCCATTCTTATACGCATACTCTAAAGCGTTATTAGCCTCTACATGAAGAGGCCGACTCTCATATCGATTACCAGTTTCAGAATCTAACTGCCTACACAATGTTTCGATTTCATTGGCAGTAATAGCATACTGTTTACCAACAGCGTTGCTTGCTATCGATACCATTATCTTATAGATCATAGCATATCTACCGCTATTGTCAATATGGGCAATGTTCTTAAAGTCTTTTACAAGTCTCTTGTTAACGAATGGACAATCCTCATACCCTGACCAGACAACATTAGTGTTAGTCATTTTATCTTTACGATAGTCTAGGATCTGTCTCTGCCATTCCTCAGGTAGACGATCCATGAAGTTCTTGCTATCTTTCTTTTCGCTATACTCCCACTTGGACATTAGCTCTGTAGGATTTATGTGGCTACCGCCAGTATTAGTAAAAATAAAGTTGAAAGCACCATTGTACGTAGCAGGGACATAATACATTCTAGATAAGTCTTTAGTTTGTTTATCTCCAATCGAATTGAGTTCGGAGTTGAGTGCAAACCAGAAATGTTTGATAGACTCTTTTTCGATAGGCGTTCTAGTTGGGAAGCATAACCTAAACTTTGGTAAACCATGCTTACTGCTTGCAGTAGAATAGCAAACAAAATAGTAGTCACCATAAAGCCTAATAAGTTCATCTTTTAGATCCCCTTCAAATGTGTGATCATCAACGTCAACAGCACACCAACTTGCCCACCGCAATACATTTTTATTGGATCTAGTCGTGCCATCCTGATATATAGCGGGTGAAATAAGTTCAGCATTTTTCTTTCCTTCCAGAGGTCTTTCTGATAGTTTATATAGAAACTTCTCAAACTTATCCCACTCATCGAAATCTAATGTACGATGAGTCTGATTATCATATTGACTCTCAAATATAGTTACTGAATACATCATCCAAAGAAGTCTTCTAGCGTTGCTCTTGGTTCTACACTCCACCCTATAGCGTCTAGAATAAACTTTAAGGGTTCTACGAATGTCTTCCCAAACATTATATCATAATCTACATACTTATGCAAGTGCATTTCTGTAGGTAAAACCGCTGGAAAGGATATTATATTTTCCTTAATAGGGTTTGGCTTGCGTAAGTAGATAAACTTAATCTTCTCACCGTTCTTGATAGTTTCGTACTTGCGTTCAAGTGAGTTGTCTTTGATAGCTTTGTTGTATAGTAAAGACCCACGCACGTGTATTGGTGTTCCTTTTAAGTATATATCTTGTTTAGACTCCCACTTACCCACATCACTCACACCTCTAGGAAATGCTACAGACTCTGGTGGTAGAGACTTAAACTCTGTTCTGAAATCCCTTATGAACTTCTGAACATCCAGTTCGGTTCCTTCTATGATCACACGAAAGATCTCTTTGAACTTATTACGAACAACCTCAGGTGTCGAAGACTTGATAGCCTCAATGCCCATCATCTTGAGTTTGGGTTCTGCGTATTGAACACCTTCGTTGTTATGCACGTTT